GGCCAATACCTGTATAATGGTTGTATTAATTGAGAAAAAGGAACATTATGAAATTGCCTTATAAAGATATATTTGTTGGTAAAATGGATGAGTTTGTTACCAATCCATTTTCAGGTGAAGGCTGTATGTTAAAGCCTGAAGCAGTTGCTGTATATGATACAATCAGAGGTTGTGAAATGGTTGGCGATTACAAAGGTTTGCGTAAAGGTTTGGATTGGTTCAGTAAGAATTATCCAAAAGAATATATGGTGCTTTTAGATTAAAGGAGAATGTGATGACGGTTTTGATTGCTAAACTTAATGATAAAATTGTTGAGATTGTTAGAGTGGTTGAAACTGTCCAATTCTCCAATGAGAAAAACTGGATTTTAATCAGTCACCAAATTAGTAAAAAGGATAGTTTGCAAGTGAAATGGTTGCAAGCAAGTAAAGTTAAATTTGATTGGGTTAGGAGTTTTAGGTTATGATTGATTATAGTGAAGAATTTGAGTATTTGAATATGTTGAGAGAATCTGGTGCAACCAATATGTTTGGCGCAGCAGCGTATTTGCAAGATGAATTTGGTCTTGAAAAAGCTGAAGCACGCACCATTTTAAAATTATGGATGGAATCTTTTAAGGAACCAGTATGAATAAAAATGCTACCGCTTTCATTGTTGCGGCTGAAGAAATTTTTGGCTCTGAACCAATTTTGAATCGTGATGATATTACCAGAGTTTGTAATGAATCTGGTGCACCATACCCATATTGGTTGGTAACTAAATCGGAGTTCCGTTATGATCGTGGTCAATATAAAGTGCCATCATCAGGTCAAAAGATTGTAAGGAAATCTGAAAAGATTGTAAAGAATTCTGAGCAAGATTGTAAAGAACCTGAAATGGAAATGGCATATGCTCAACCTGCACAAGTGCTGGAGTTCCGTCAACCAAAATTGGTAGATGAATCTGAACCCGCCGTGCCACAAAAATGGCCTGATTATATTCCATTCGGTTTCTATAAAGATATGAAGAATATCATTAGTAGCAAAGCATTTTATCCCGTATTCGTTACTGGCTTATCAGGCAACGGCAAGACCTTGATGGTAGAGCAAGTGTGTGCTGAATTAAATCGTGAATGTATCCGTGTGAATATCTCGGTTGAAACTGATGAGAGTGACCTATTAGGTGGTCCAACATTGGTGAATGGTAATGTCGTGAATCGTGATGGTCCTGTTTTGATTGCTATGAAGCGTGGTGCTTTATTGCTAATCGATGAGGTTGATCGTGGTTCTAATAAGTTGATGTGTTTACAAGGTATCATGGAAGGTAAACCACATTACAATAAGAAATCGGGTGAAATGGTTTATCCTAAGAATGGATTTAATATCATCGCTACTGCCAACACCAAAGGTCGTGGTAGTGATGAAGGCAAATATCTATCACAGATTCTTGATGACGCTTTCTTAGAAAGATTCCCAATTACTGTTGAGCAGGAATTCCCTGATGCCAAAACGGAGAAAAAGATTCTTGCTCCGTTAATTGCTGACAAGGATTTTGTTAATCATCTGGTACAATGGGCTGATGTGGTTCGTAAATCTTATGATGAAGGTGCCACGGATGAATTGATTTCTACTCGCCGATTGGTACACATTGCAAAAGCATTTACCATCTTTAAAGATAAGATGAAAGCCATTACATTGTGTGTGAATCGTTTTGATGAAGAAACCAAAATGGCTTTCTTAGATTTGTATTCGAAGGTTGATGCTAGTGTTGAATCACCAGCGAATACATCAACCATTTCTACCACTTCAGAGGTTGCCAACCAACCTCAAGTGTAGTATAATGGTCAAAGTGGTAAGTGGTATTCTATATTATGTTTAATTTGAAAAGGATTTAAAATGGCATTAACAGTTCGCAAAGGTAAAGTAAACCGTCATGAGAAAATTACTATTGTATTACTTTCAGGTAAGCCTGTAAGCCCACAAGAAATTGCTGATGTATTCAAAGGCACCGACCAAGAGTCCGTGTTGTATCGATTGAGTACCAACATTTATAACATTCGTAAGGATGGTGGCATCGTGAAGGTAATCAAGTTAGGTCGTAGAGTAACTGGTTATCAGTTGATTAATTTTGATCAGTTTGATGCTAATGGTCGTTTCAAAGGCACACCTCAATTGGTTGCCAATGCTACACCAATCAAATCGGTTGTTGAACAAACCGTAGTACCTGCTTAATCGTTTTAATGTCACCGCATGCTCGTTGTGAAACGCCTGTAAGTCGGTGACACCTTATTGAAATACATCGCCAATCAATACATACATGCGGACTCAGGCCGGCTCAGCTTCCGATGGGTTACTTAGAGGGTTCGAAACCTCTAGGGTTGGTGTATTTCAATAAGGTGAAAGGTAAATTATGAAAATTGATTTGAAAATTGTTAAAGAAAATAAAGATGGTTCAGCGGATGCTGAAGTAAACTTTGATAAAGAAGGCATGGCATTAATGATCCAATGGGGATTAGTTGCAATGCTTAAAGAAGCAGTAAAGAATGAAAGTTTTAATCCTAAGAAGAAATCAAAACCATGCAAGATTACGAAGCGTTAATATGGCTGGCAATAATGATTGCATTGATGTTGGTCAGTTTACTATTTAATGGAACTATAAGGAAAAATGATGAATGATAGGTTTGATTTTGAGCAAACATTATTAGAATGTTGGAGAGTTACGGATGACCTTAAAGCAGTATCCGAAGATATTATTGAGAATGAACCAGCACTAGATAAAATTAATAGTACCTTAACTGGTCTTGTAAATTTGTACGAGATTAAGTTTGGTAATCTATGGAATTTATTTGAAAATGTAATGATCGATTTGGTTAGAAAAAACAAAATGCTTGAAGAAGAATGCGCAGCACTACGAAACCAATTAACAGAAAAAGAAAAAGAATGAAATATATTGCTAAACCTGCCTTGTTTAATAACAAAGGCCTGAAAGAGTTTGATAACCCAACCGAAGCCATCCATTACCTCAATAAGGTGCTGAACGATGATGCGGTTGATCCTGCTTTGGACTATGTGTTCATTGCACCTAAGGCATCACCTAAACAATTGAAGCACGCAATCGAAGAATATGTTGGTATTGGTAAGTTGGTTTGTGTTGTTTAAAAACAACAAACTGGTTGACACCATCTGTGGTTGTGTTATAATGGAGGTTCTATTGAAAAAGGAATATTATGGATCACATTTCTCGTAAAGATATTATTTTGATGTTATCGGTTAAAGGTTTTACAACCGATGCATTGGTAGCAAAATCCGATGAAGAATTGGATAATTTGTATATTGAGTATATTATATTGGCGGAAGATTATGTTTAATTTTATTGTAGGATTTATTTTAGGTATTGTTGTGGCTACTATTGGTTTTACTGGTGTAGCAAAGGCTCTTGATAATGGTATTGAAACGGTTAAAAATGTTTCAATTAAAGTGGATACGGGCAAATGAAATCAATATCACACACAATTACGGTAAATAATTTAAAGCAAGCGATGATTACCATCCATGTAAATCATTTACACCAAATCCAACTTGACATGATCGATGAGGCTGTGTTAAAATCGGATCTTAATGAAGCAAAAGTATTAATTAACCATATTATGGAGAAGTAAAGTGAAAAGTAAATTGTTATTGGCTGTTGGTGGTACATTGTTAATTGTAGGTTGTTCCTCTACACCAAAATTATCTGGTTTTGATGGACCACAAGCATTAGAGCGTATCGATGTGGTCAAAGGTAATAGAGATTGCGTTGATGCTGGTATGCGACCAAATGTCGAATATGTAACACGAAAAACCGATGCTGGCAAGGTATTGATTCCTATCAATGTGCATTGTGAACCCTACTATGAAAAAGGATTCTTAGGATTTCCTGAGAAGAAGAAATAATCATGGACTTTTTTGATAACCTTGCAGCTCAAGGCATCACAATGGCAATATTGCAAGGTACCATTTTCTTAGGTATTGCTGCATTTATTATTGGTATGTTTTGGCGATATATTGTTGCTGGTATTGGTATTCTATTTTGTGTTGTGGTGTTTGCCATGCCAAGTAAGAAAGAAGTTAAACCTGTTGAGGTTGCTCCGGTACCTACCGTTGTGCAACCAGAAACCAAAGAACCTTCTAAATCTCTCAAACCGAATGAAGAGGTTGTTGAGGTTAAACCTGAACCCGATACATCAGAAAAAGGTATGTTTATGACCGATTGCCAGAAGTATGGTGGTTATACTGCATCACAATGTGTGGCATTATGGAATGACCGTGAGAATGATAAGGTTCGTTATCGCAGCGCAACGAATAAAATGTTTATGATGAAAACAAAATACCATTATAACCTATGAACGAACTTGGTTTTCTTATTACCTTTTTCATAATCGCTTTGTTTTGGGTGACTGTGATAAAGCTTATTGTTTATTTTCTAAAGGGTAGAAAGTGAATATAGATGATTTGAATTTACAACCTTGTGTTGATGAGGTTGATGAATTTTTACTAAAGTTTTGCCTTACTCATAAATTTCCTGCTCTTATGACCTCGTCAATTATAATGGCGAGGTTGTTGCATTTAAATAAACAGGTTGGAAATGTTGATGATTTTGGTAAACTACTACTGACCGTTTCTGATGGTATTGTAAATAATGAGTATGAACGACCGGAGAATTTGCATTGAAAGTATATCTATCAAACTATCGTAATCATTGGATAAGTCCGTATACAATTATGGATAGAATTATCTTTTGGCGTGAGGTCGATTATGATTCCACTTTGGCCAATATATTTAATTGGGCATTAACACCATTCTGCCTAATATTGCAGAAGGTATTGGATACTATTCGCCCACAAATTACCCATGTTAAGATTGACCGATGGGATACATGGTCAATGGATCATACGCTGGCTTACATTATTGTACCAATGTTGAAACAGTTAAAAGAAACCAAGCATGGCGCCCCTTGTACCGATGATGAAGATGTGCCAGAGTATTTGCGTAGTCACATGGCACAACCCAAAGAGAACGAATGGGACACCGATAGTTTACACTTCATGCGGTGGGATTGGATCCTCGATGAAATGATTTGGGCATTTGAACAGAAAAATGCTGACGACAATGATGCACAATTCTTTGACCATTCTGTAAGTAATGGTAAGTTACCTTGGGATAAAGATTATGTTGGTCCAAAATTCGACAAAGAAGGTTATACAAAACACCACGACCGTATGCAAAATGGATTTAGATTATTTGGATCCTACTATCAAAATTTATGGGATTAATGTGATACCTTATTATTGCCTTTATGAAGCCAAAAAAAGATTGGTTCTTGCTAAAGAAACTATCCAGTTAATGGGTGGTGAAGATGATTGCCAACCTATGTTATTGGGTCAAAGAGATATGTTGGAGTTGGAGATAGAGTATTACCGTGAACAATCAGCGAAGTTTACCATTGCGGCGTTGACTGTGATTACATTTTGTGTTACAATGGCTGTATTACATTTTCATTATGGAGTTTTTAATGTTTAAAGCATTTATTGGTTGGTTCGAGAATAAGAAATCAATTTTCGTTTTTGGTACATTTGTATTATTGGTAACAGTTATCATGATGCCATATGTTCAAACAAAAATGTTATCCAATGTTTCAGAAACGGATATCAAAAACAAATTAGTTTGGTCGGTTCGTGGCGAATGTTATTTTGTGCGGCCGTTGAATGTATCCGATAGTTTATTGGTTCGAGTGGCCGATTGCGATAAGGTAAATAAATGAAAACAAATAAAGATTTTAATTTAAGTAAAGAATCTAAAAGAATTTTGGCCGGATTATCGGACGAAAAAAGAAGTCATTGGAAAAAAATGATGATTGAAGCTGAAGTATCTGAGAAACGGGCCAAGATGGCCAAAATTAGTAATAACAAATCTGAAAAGGGAGAAGCATAATGTCGTTATTTGTTGAAGTAGTATCAATTGAAAAGGGTTGTACCGTCATTCTTAATTTGGATGCTGTGCAACAAATTGTACCGATTCGTGCAGGTGGTTGTCTTTTAGAAATGACTGATGGTCGTCAAGTTAAAATTTCGGACTCTTATGAATTATTTCGTCAGTTTGCTATGCAGACCGTATCAAGTGAAGATATTGCCAAACGGGTTAAATCGTTAAAAGGAAGTATTGCTTCATTTGAAGTTCCAAAACTGTAAGTATCAATGAATGATTTAGTATACGGATTGTTTGATTGGATTCGGGACGATTGGAAATCCAATCGTTTTCGTTTTATTGTGGAGTTACTTGCGTGGGCTATTAGTATCGGTTGTAGTGTTACGATGGCCTTCACAGTTCCCAATCCACCACTTCTTATACTTTATCCTGTTTGGATTGCTGGCTGTGCCTTATATGCTTGGGCAGCTTTCACTCGCAAGAGTTTTGGAATGTTAGCAAATTATATTTTACTTACAACTGTTGATACTATTGGCCTTATTAGAATGTTATGAATATTTTTTATTTGTCAAAAGACCCAAAAGAATGTGCAGAGTTTCATTTAGATAAACACTGCATTAAAATGATATTAGAATATTGCCAGTTATTGTCCACGGCACATCGTGTGATTGATGGTAAAGAAACGATTGAGAAATCTAAAACTGGACGCAATATCAAGCGCTGGATACTGTCAGATAAAAGAAATGATATCATATATTCAGCAACTCATGTAAACCACCCATCCGCTGTGTGGTGCCGTCAGAGTGATAATAATTATCAATGGTTACATTCATTGTTGGTGGAATTATGTAAAGAGTATACATACCGATATGGCAAAGTCCATAAGTGTGAATCGATTGGTTTGGTTGATGCATTAAAAGCTACACCTTTATTGATCCAAATCAAACCATTTACAGAACCCACTCCTGCCATGCCTGAGGCTTGTAAAGTAGAAGGAAATTCTATACAATCCTATCGGAATTACTATTATAAAGAAAAACAAAGAATGTTGTCATGGCAAGGCAAGATAAATAGTAGAACGGTACCTTCTTGGTTACCAATATGAACTTATTAATGGAGAAAATATGACAGATACAAATTGGATGCCACCTGGTCGATATGGTGTAAATGATGCAATTGAAAGTTTAAGACCCGGAGCGATGTACCAGTTAAGCAATACAACCTTCACAAAATGGTGGCACCATGCGGATGCACCAACATGGCAAGAAATCTTAGATGAATGTGAACGGTTGAAACTCAAGGCATACAAAACTTGCCGTGCCGAAGAATACCCCTCATTACAAGATTTTGCTGATGCCTATTATTGGAAACATATGGGTGATCCTGAACCAATGTTAGATTACTTGGCAAAAGTAACAGAAATTAAGAATAAATATCCTAAAACCACTCAAGGAGAGTAACATGGGTTCATTACTACTAATCGTTATTGGTGCATTTATTGGTTGGGCATTTCCACAACCAGCATGGGCTAAAGCAATTCAGGACAAAATTACTGGTTTGTTTACTTCCAAGTAATATGCCTACTTACGATTTCTTAAATAAAGAAACAAACCTAATTGAAGAACACCGTATGTCCTACACGGTGTTGGATGAGTTTTTACAACAAAATCCAAGCCTAGAAAGATACCATTGTGCTGAAAATCTACCTATTTTTGGTGATGGTGCCCGTATGTCGGTTCCAGGTATCGGACAACCCCATGCGGCTTTCGAAAAAGGTGTTATCCAAAGGATGAAAGAAACTATTCCTGGTAATACGATGGCTGGTCATAAAACAAAATTACCTAGAGAATGGTAACATCCACACAGTTTCTTCCTATTCTGTTAGTCAACCGAGGAGGTGTTAATGTTGGTACCCCCGTAAAGAAATACTCCAAAAAAGTTAATAAAAACAATAACAAGGGGAGTATGGATGAGCAAAAAAAGAATGATGTCCAAACAACAGCGGCTATATTACGAACAAAACAACAAAGAAAAAGTTAGGCAAGAATTAATAGAAATAACGAAACAAACGAGAGAAATTCAAGAAAAAGGTGTGTCCGTAACATCTTTTAATCCCCATGAAAACTCGTATTATACATAGGATAAATATGAGATTAACAACAATAAAAAAATAAAAAAATGTCATTACCTGTTTCTGGACCGATATCTTTTTCTGACCTCAATGTAGAATTGGGTCTGTCACCTACCGCTACTCTATCTTTTGATGATTTACGAGTAAGACACACAACATCCGATGTGGCCAAGTTCACATCGGGCACTACAATTTCCACAAGTGACCTTCTTAATAAATCTTGGATTTTTTCTACTTCCCTTACGGGTGTTGTTGGTACACTTGATTACAGAAATTCTCTGATCACAAATGGTTGGGATCAATTTAGGCCCGCTTATGCCACATTAACAAGCACAACCTATTCAACAACTACTGCATCTCCAGCAATGTCGGTCACGGGAACCTTTCCGTATGGTACTAGACTTACTATTAACTCTGGTGTATATGTTGCTGGTAAAGGTGGCGCTGGAGGTACTGGCGCCAACGGCGGTGCTGGAGGTGGTGGCGGATCTGGAGGTACAGGAATAGCAGTTTCATTATCTGGCGGCAATTCAATATCCATTGTTAATAATGGATTTATTGGTGGTGGCGGTGGTGGAGGCGGCGGCGGTGGTTATAGTTTCTTTAGTGATAAACACGGCACAATATATTATCGTGGCGGTGGTGGCGGCGGTGCTGCTGCTTTCGGTGTCGGCGGTACTGCTACTGCACCCGCACCAGCTGGTGGTACTGGTAGTATTTCATCTGGTGCTGCTGGCGGCGTAGGCACCGGCGGTACTGGTGGAACCGGCGGATCATTAGGTACTGCAGGAGGTTCTGGTACAACCATTAACGGTGCTTATCCTGCCGGAACAGGCGGACCTGCTGGTGCAGCAATGACAGGAACTTCAGGCGTTGTTAACTTTATAACTTCAGGAACAATATACGGTTCAGTAACTTAAAAAGGTGATTTAATTATGGTCTCAACTGATTATAAAATTGTAGGATTTGACGAAGCAAGAGGACAAATATCAGTTAAGTTTGATGAATTGTCATATACAATTCCCGTAGATTTACACACAAATGAACAAGGACTTTATCCTGAAGGTGAAGCCTTGAATCAACATATACGCTCGTTTTGCCCCATTGGAAACATTCAGCGTGAAAAAACACTATCTCAAGGTGTAATTAATTCAAAGAATATTGCTGAGTTGGTTGAACCTTTAGTGTCTAATCAAATGGATTTGGAACAAGATGAATCTTTATATTTAAGTCCCGAAGAAAAACTTGATATTTATATTGAAGTTGTTGTACAGCGGGTTATAGCTCAGATGGTAGGAGCAACAATATGAAATACAAACCATATCCTGCCTTTGGTGCAATCGTAATTTTATGTAATGCTGAAGTAGGTGATACAAGAAAAGTTGCTTTAGGTGAAAATGGTTTGGTATCTTCAGGTTACTATTATTATACTGATGGTATTGTAAATGTAAAAGTATCGGAAACTGGTGAAGAATTAGAGGACAGAACTGCCGGATGGTTAAATGTTGAACACGCAGGCGCTGGAGCAGCCACCAGCGGAAACCTAGATTTAACTTTTCCCGTTAGCACCGAATGGCTTTGTATACCTCTTGCTTATAATAAAAGAAATGGACTGCCCACTTTAACTAGTTTGGTTGTTAAATCTCATGAAAGTGTTTCGTTACCTAAAGGTACTGATTTATTTTTGGTACGAGGACAGTTACAAATTAATGATAAACAATTTATAGGGCCTTGCCAAATTCGTGTTCGTAGTAGTGATGCTATAGCAAACTCAACATATTCTAATGCAAGTTATGGATTAATATTCTCATGAAAACTCATGCATGGCATAGAACACTAGGGGCTTGGTTGTTTTTCCCTATACTATATTTTGTGTTCAATACAAAGATTAGTTTGCTATGGTACGCCTTATCATTTATAGTTTATATCTCTATTGCTTTAACTGTAACGGTTGGTTATCATCGATTGTTCACACATAATGCGTTTGTATGTTCTAAATTCTGGCATTGGACTTTTGGGTTGCTTGGCACTATCAGTTTAAATTCTTCTCCCGTACATTGGTCAACGGTACACTCCTCACATCATAAATTTTCCGATACACATGATGATCCATATGATTCTAATTGGAAACATTTCCTTAGGTTTAAAGACCGCAGTAGTGTTAAAGCAACCAAAAATGAATTGAGAATGATGAGAGATCCAATGCATAAGTTTTTTATGGATTATTCCCTATTATTATCTGTTTTATTTGGTTTGTTTTTGTATGTTATAAACACAAATCTTTTTTTATTCTTATATGCTTTACCAACAACAGCATATCTGGTAACAAGTGGTCTACACACCATATTTGCGCACGATGAACATGGTGCTAAAAATTTATGGCTGATGGAATTTATTATCCCAATGGCCGGCGAATGGATACACAGAGAACACCACGACAAACCTGGTAATTCAAAATTTAATAGTAAACCGGAACATTTTGATTTGGGTGGTAATTTTATAGAGATGATAAAAAATGTTAAACGACCTTCCTAATCTAAAAGAAGAAGATCAAAAGGACTATCGCTTTTTTCATCTCCATAAAACTGAAGTTGAAAATTACGATTTGGTTATTGTATATCACAAACCGGTGCTATCGAGAGAAAAAACTTTAAATTTCTTAAAGTTGGAAGGTATACTTTGACAAAATACTATTATCATCAAACTCTATGTCCTTCAATAAAAAATCCAGTTAGTTACAATACAGTAATTGACAGAACCAAATCCCTATTTGAATTACCGGACATTGAAATATTAACTCCTATTGGAGAACTGTGTCAATCAAAAACTATTGAAGAACTTTGTTATGATAGTACCAATAATATATTGAATAAAGCAGGAACAAATAAAATTGTAATAAGTTGGAGTGGAGGTATAGATTCAACTTTAATATTGTCCGAATTCTTAAAGGTAACTC